AATGTTGCAATAGAAATTTGATCAGATACATATAATTGATTTGTAACGGATTGTTGTAAATAACTATTTTGAATAAATACATTATACGTTTCACCAGAAACCGCAATTAATCCAGTAACAAAGTCCATTACATAATTACTAGGATTTGTAATTGTAAAATATCCTAAATCTACAACAGGTGTATTAATATCAGGACCAATGTATACATTTAATGTACTAAAATTATCTACAATCATATAACTTGAGTCCCAATTGGTCAAATCTATTATAAATTGCCGAGCTTTATTATTAATAACAAATGTAGGGATATTTAATAACGCATTTACATTACCAATTACATTACTTAATATACCAGAACTATAAGAAATTAATCCACTACCATAAGTTGTAGTATCAGATATAAAAATGTAAACAGGATTTATACTTTGAGTATATAATGAATATGTTAAGATATAATTTGCACTAAATACAAGTGGTTCTGGAGCAGTATAAATAGTTGCAGGATCATCTTCTGAAGCTAAAAATATATATAATTGATCCGCTACAGGTAAATAAATATTATAATTTGGTGAAAAATTCAATCCTTCAATTAGTATTGTATTAGTTTCAAATGTAGTTAATGTATTTGCAAGATAATTTGTTGCAAATGGATAAATAACATCAATATAATTAAATACAGTAAGACTACCAGGTGGATTACTTATTTGAACATTTAATAATCCTTCACCAAAATTATAAATAGATGATATCTGATTGTAAGTAACATATACATTTAATTGTGAAATATCTGTAAATACGGTCGTAAATGTTAATTGATTATCTACAATGGTATATGTTTGATCTGGTAAATTATTAATAGGTATGTAATTTGTATAAATTGTAGGATCATCTGTTGTCTTTTTAGTATATATGTAAACTTGAGTAACACCATCTTGTGTGTATGAATTTTGCCAATTACCTAATGTAATTGTAAATGTAGTTAATTGATTAATAATAGAAATATATTGACTTAGAATACCAGTTACATTCTCAATTCTAGTAGTAACAATTGGATTTAATTCATTTAATAAAAAGTTAACTGGTGATGATCCATATGGCACAAATTGAGATAATATATTATATGTTAAATATACATAGTTATTTCCCAAATTTTTAAACCCTGCTGAACATGATAAATAATAATAAGGACCGTCTTTGCTAACCCAGGCATGTGCTTGTGGTACATTAATTGCACCAACATCATTTCCTAAATTCGTTCCATTTATATTATCAGCAAAGTATATATATAAATCATTAATTTGATAATCATCTGACCAATATGGTAATGTAATTATAATATCTTTAGGTACAGTTAATAAACCAGTATAATTATTTAATTGACCTATTTTTGATTGAGGTAATATATCACTTACTACATTAATTGTTTCTGCTTTAGTAATATTAGGAATTAATGCAAATACTTGTGCTGTATCTAAAGATGCAGTATTATTTTTGTCTGATACATATACATAGTATGAATTTACTGCAGAAAATGCAACAATTGCATTTATACGATAATATGTATCAGTATCACCTGGAATTAAATACGGTTCTATTAAAAATGGACCATTTGCAATATCTGGTGTTCCAGATGCATTTTTTAAATTTAAACCATCTGATGTTAATGAAAAAAATACATATAATTGATTTATACCAATACTTGGTTTCCATTTATCTAATGTTATTAAATAACTATGAGGGATAGTTATAATTCCAAAATTATTATCTAATGAACCATCTGATATACTAGAGATTGTAATTGGAGATACTATATTAACAGCAACACCACTTGTTCCATATGGATTTGATGCATCAATTAATGCATTAGTTAATGATAAATATTGTTTACCTGCATTATTAAAAGTAATATATACTGATCCAGTATAAATACCATTACTAAATTGTGCAGTACCAGTTACTAAATATGTTTCAGATGTTGGATTGTAAGTATTATATATGTAAAAATATTTACCATAAAATTGTGACCAATTTGTTAAGATAACATTAAATAAAGTTGGAGTACCTAATGAAGCAGTCAATGGTAATAGAACAGCATTAACGGATTTTGCAGGATCTGTAGCAGATGTAAAATCATAATAAATGAATGATTCAATAAATAATGGGAAATATATAAAATTATAGTTAGATGTGTTAATTACACCAGGTCCTGGAACATATGGTACAGAATATGTTGTTAATAATGTTAATGATTGATTAATATTTTGAATATTTTGAAATATAGAAAACATATTTTGTAAAACATTAATGATATCATATTGATATAATAATTGTTGATACATTAAAGAATTACTAGTAAAATTATATTGATATCCAAATGGTAATTCATTATAGGAAATAGTAAAATTAGATTCATTGCCTGATACAACAGTTCCAATAATCATTTTTGCACCTGTATCAATTGTAATATTAAATAAATTTTCAGCTGTTGTAAAAAACACATTATATAATGTAATTGCAACATCATAACCATTTTTAATAAAAAAGAAATTTTGAAAATTATATTTACTAGAACCTGCAGTTGAAATTGAATTTTGAATATTTCTTATAATATAATCTATAATTGTTGTAAATAAATTGGGAGGGATATTTGTACTATTTGTAGAATAATATGTTAATCCATTTATTATTGATTCTGATTCACTTTTCCTAACCATATAATTAATATTATCATGGGTAATAGTAGTATAATCACTAACTAATATTCTATTATTAACAATCCAATAATCATATGTATTATGAAATTGAACTCTTTCTTCAAAATTATTATATTTACCAATTAAACTTTGTCGTAAGCCAAACATTAAACGATAGTATTCAGAATAACTAAAATTTTGTTTGATATTAATAAGAGAAAATATTTGAGGGATTTTAAATTGTTCAAATTCACCTAAATATGATGTTAATGTTGTAGTTATATTATTATTTACAATATCATATGATGATAACGTTACTGTTAAGATTGAATTAATATACATATCTAGAAAATCATTAATTGCAGTTATATCAGTGGATACTTTTAATCTTGAATAAATATCATTAAAACTAATTTCATAAAGACTATTTTGATATATAATCTTCTTTGATTTTAATAATAAATATAAATATTCTGATATTAAATTAATTAATCCACTCTTCCAATCTTTTGCTGTAATCTGTCCTAATATATTACCTAATGCCATAGGAGTATTTTGAAAAGATGATCCAATTAATTCAGTTTGATTTAATATAAAACATTCTGATATTAAGAAATAATAAATTTGTGTAATTAATGATGGTAAGACAATATTACCTTCTATATATACATTAACTGTTGCACCTGTTGAGTTAATAATTGGAATAAAACCCATTGTATTATAATTTGAAAGAACACCTAAAGTATATGGATATTCACCATAAATTAATCCAGTATCATCAAATGCATTAGTTACAATTGTTTTTTCATTTAAAAATTCAATATAATTATCATTATTTGCTAAAATTGTATTAATTGATGCATTATCAGGTACACTAGTAAAATCATTTAATAAATCTTTTATAAATAATAAATTGTCAACATGTTTATTTACTAAAAATGGATGAGTAATATTTTGTAAATGATCAATAGAACCAGTAATTGCAAGAGTATCTACAATACTATCAAATGCAGCTACATCAGTATTAATATCAGGATAATTTGTATACATATTTAATCCAATTACACGTCTCACAGGTTTATTATTTACATCAGTTGTAGATGTGTATGAATATGCATTTTCAACCGTATTATAATAATAATTTCTATATTGGACTTTTAATAATAAAAATACATACATAAATGATTTAGGTCGTGCAACAACAGAACCATTATATAATGTTACATTTGCAGGAACTGATTTGTATGGATAAAATGAAGCACTATCAAATTTCAATTGATGAAAATTACTTAAAAAATAATCAATTCCAGATGATAAATATTTAGGGAAATAATAACTGACTGGTAATGTAGGATCGTCAAATGCACTGATATTTGGTTTACTTGATGTATTATTTAAAAATGAATATAAATAATTCAAATAAAATACTGCTGTATGACTTGCATTTTGAATATTATATAAATCATGGTATATTAATGGAATTAAATTATAATCAACATTTAAATTAAATCTAAAGAATTTATCATAAAATGTTAATGATGTAACATCATTAATAGAATAATAATCATTATATAATTGAATTTGTTCTTCTGTTTGTTCAGTAGTAGAAACATTTTTTTGTCTATAATTTAATATTAATGTAAATAATTGCTTGAAACAAGATACATCTGATTGATATGGACCCATAATTTTTGATAATGATATATCTAAGAAATCTAAGGTAATTAATGGATAATTTGTATTCCAATATATTACATCATCATCAAAATTATCTTTCTCTGGAAAATATGTTAATGGACTTAAAGTATCAATTAATTCATCTACTAGATGATGATATAATGTTCCAGATTCATATTTTAATGATATTATATCTCCAAAATTTCTTTGATTTATTGCATTAAAATTATTTATAAAACTATGTAATTCATACCCTAATGATGACATATCTAATGTGTTAGAACACATAGTATTATATATGTTGATTGTAGATGATAATCCAGTAATAATAGGTGAAAATATATAATTATATGTACTATAATAATTTAATATAAAATTATTCCATCCATTAAATATATCTAAATCAAACATACTAACTGAATTCACCTTAAATTGTGTTAATAATTTAGAATATGCATCTGATTTTATTAGATAAGAGTCAGTTAAATTCATTGAATTCTTTATTAATACTAAAAATTCTTGATAATCAGTAAAACGTTGATTTAACTTTGTTAACAAATTAATAATTTGTATTGGATCTTGATTTGTATTATAAGTAGATGCAGTTGAATTCTTAAAATTATTATCAATACTAGCTAATCGTTGATCTAAAAAGTTATATCTTTTAGATATACCCCTTAATCTACCTATATTATCTCTGGTACCATAAGCCATTCTATTTGCATAAACAGTTGCACCTTGAATTAAATCAGGTCTATTATTATATATGGTTGTATTTGATGTTTCATTATCTGTGTAGTATTCAGATATAAACGATCTTCCTGAATAAATGTACATCATATCATAAAATTGAGATAATGTATTATAATAATAAAAATAAGGTTGTGCACTTCGTTGTATCCATGATTGATAACTTTGTACTAAATGACCTTCCATATTTGGTAAATATGAACCTGTTTGATATGCATAAAAAAATGCAAAATCAACATTATTAATACTTGCCGTAAGATAATTATTTATTTTTTGATAAAAACTTGCAAGGGTTTTATTTGGATATTGAGTATCTCTTAATATACCACCATATCCTGCAAAAAATAAATATTTTTGATAATCATAATGAATTGATAAATTAAATAATTTATAATAATTATTAACACTATATCCTGTTGGATATACCATAGATGAACTAAAATTACTATTGGTTGAATTAATTATATTATATTGATCTGTTACTAATATTATTTTTACCAAATTTCCTGATCCATGAATACTATTTACAATAGGATAGTTACTTAATTGATTTGGAGTTGTATTTATCATAACAACATTAATATTATGTTTTGATAATAATCTGGTTGTTACTTGAAAAACATATGAAATTTCTTGTAATATATTTGTATTATCATTATTAAAAATAGTATTATTGTTAATTGTATATTGAGCTAATTTATTATAATAATTATAAAATGTATATAATGTTTGACTACCTTGTATTATAGAATTATATAATTGATATGACGTAAAAGTATTTTCATCCGCAAATTCAGTAGTTTGCATTATGTAGTAAAATGTATTATACAATAAATTACCCAATGAATTAGGAGATAATTGATAAATTGTTTGAAAATATGTTTGATCTAAATTTACAGGTAAATTATACATATCACCCCAATAACATAATAACTCTGATAAATACTTATAAATATAATAAATTAATAATGCATCATCTTTACCAGATAGTGCTGTAAAATAATTACTTAATGTAGTAGTATTTACACCTGATTGAATAAATATATTATTCCAATATGTTTGTAAATATGTTGATTGTAAGGAAGATGAGTGTTCTTCTAATTCTTCTAAATAATGCATAAATGAAAATGTTTGAGGTGATAATAATATTGAATTAAGTGATAATTTATCTAAGAGTGTATATGTATATTCATATGAATTTAATATAACTGGAATTTGTGCAGGATCTAAATAAGGAATACATCCTTGAGAATTATTTAAATAATTATATCCATCCGTTCTTCCATAATTTATATTATTCATAAAATAAATAGATGATGGTACTGTAGCAAAATTTTCAGATAATTCATCAACCTTTTGATATATATTCTGATATAATTGAGCTTGTTTACTATATAAGAATCTTGGATAATATTGTTCAGATAAGAAATTTATTAAAAATGTGTTATCTTCTAATAATGGTGTTTGGTCAATAATATCTTCTTGATATGTTGAATATTTAGTTCCACCATTTCTTGAGATTGTTTTTCTGGATAATTCATAATTTTTCATCAAGCCAAATAATGTATCATTTTGAGTATTAATATAATCTAATAAGATGTTATTACCATATAATTGTGTCTCTATAGTTGTATTATCATTAACAATAGGAATTAAATTAGTTACATAATTATCTAAAAATGTTGATATATTTAATACATTTAATGTACCACTGGAAGTATTTGTTGTGTATCTAAATTTAATTGATCCCAAATCAATATATTGAAAATTAAATGCACTTTGAATACTTTGAATTAATTTTGTCATATCAATAATAATTGAATTATTTGATGTAGGAATATTAATAATATTTAATGGTAATGGATATGTTACAGAATAATAATTACTAATATTTGTTGCTGAAAAATTTTTCTTATTATATGTAATTGTAAAACTTGTTAAATTACTCTTAATAAATGAAAAATTTGTGGTTGTAAAATTAATTAATGTTTGTAAGCCATTAGAATTTCCTGCTTGAATATAATTAAGAATTTTAACAAATGTATCACTACGTTTTTCACCAATATTTAATAATGATGCACTCCATTCATTCGTATAATTAACAGATAATGTTTCATATTGTTGAATTATATATGATGTTAAAAAATTTGTATATGTTAATAAAGTAGTATATTCTCCGTCAGTTGAAAGTTGAGAATTAATTATATTTATTAAATAAGATTGATATCTAAATACACCATCTACTATATTTGCAAATGTAGTAGTACCTGCACCAATAAAATTATACACACCTTCAATTTGATTATAATTTACAGTATAATATAAATTATTTAAATAATCTTGATCTTGTGGATTTTTAATAATTGTTTTATATAATACTTTTTTCATGTAATTAAATAATACATTGTAACTATCTAATATATATGTTTGAATATTTTTTTGTATTGTTGGTATTATAGAAGATGTTAATAAAAAATCAGTTGTATTTATTATTATATTTAATAAATATTGAGATACTGAATTAATAGATGTAGATACTAATGTTGATATTGGAATATCAGTATATATATTTTGTTTGATTAATGATATTAATTCATTCGTTGATGTATTTGATGCAACAGACGCATTATAATTTGGAAAAAATACATTTGATGTTATTATAGTATTACTATTAATTAAAATAGTATCAGTTGATAATATTTGATCAATTTCAATTGGAATTGCACTTAAAATAGTATTATATTCAGTATCAGTAAATTGATCTATATTTGAAAATGATTTTTGTACTTGGACTACCTTAAATATACCATAAATTTCATTATAATTATTTTGAGTGTGTTCAATAGAATTAATACCTATTATTATAACTGAATCAATCGTAATCTTTATTGATCTATCTAATGTAAATTCATGTAAATTATTGATGTTTAATCTATATGATGAAATATTTGCAAAATTTCTTGGTTCAAATTGTAAATTATCAAATCCATAATAAATAAATAAATTATAATTATTATTATTAAGTAATTTATTCGTATATATATGTCTAAATGGTCTTAATATCAATCTTAATGGACTTGTATCAATAACTTGGTTAATATTTGCAGCACCAATAATTTTACCATTTCGTTTTACTAATAAAAATCGTCTATTAAATAAAGAGTCAAATGATGTTGTAGTATCTAATACATAATTACTACTATTTATTATAGGTTCAAATGGTTTATATGTTAAATAATAATTAGATTCTATTAAAATTGGTAATATTATGTCATATTGATAATCCAAAGGTGAAAGTGAAAATATTTCAGGATAATTAAATACATAATTATTAAATTGTATCGAATTTGTAATTTGTGTGTTCATATTTTCAACAAAAGTATTTAATGCTACTATTTCTGGTCGTCTTAATATGTATTTTTTTACAGTATTGTAATAAATAGTTATCCAATCATTATAATAAGTAATTTCATATGAAGGATCTATTTGTTTAATATTTAATAAATTTGCAATGAAAAAATAAAATTCTTTATCTTGCATTGAATAATTTAGATAATCAATATTAGTTATACTTGAATTTAGAGCATATGGAATTTGTTGAACTACATGCAAATTATATTTATTATCAAAGAATTGAAGGTTATTTGCTAGAAAAGTAGATAAATCATAATTTTGAGTTTTACCAAATGTTAAAAACATTGTTGTATCTAATAATGGTAATATTATTTGATATTTATTTATTTGACTATCTCTAACTAAATATGCTAATATTTTATTACCCAAATTTAATTTATACAAATTTTCATTATATTGTTGAATGTCATCCATTGTACTAAATGTAAATTGACTGGTAAGAGTATTTAAATATTCCTGTTGATTAGTAAATAAATATTCTCCTGATACTTGAGGTAAATCAATTGTTAATACCATATCTGTTAATAAATCACCTATTTTAGGTATATTGACCTCTAATTTCTTTCCGAAATCACTTAAACTGGATAATTTTAATGTATAATCTTGTATAGTAAATGGTGTATATTTATGATATACTGCTAAAAATAATGTATAATTTGGATCATTAAATACTGGATCTGTCGCACTGTTTGCGGCTATTTGTAAAAGACCTCCTCCCATATTATTCCACTTATTATTATAAATATAAAAAATGTTTATATAATTATAATAATTAATTAATATAATTTTCAGTTATTAAGATTCTTTATCATCTGGTTGTTTATCTTTAATTGGTAAATCTTTAGAAGAAGAACCAGTTAAACGTTCAACACTTTTTTTAATATAATTTAATGGCATTTGTAATGTATTATATGTATCTTCTATGAAATCAATATGAGATCCCATCTTAGTACATTCTTTTTTAATACCTTCATTTTCTTTATTTAATACATCTATCTTCTTTTCTAAAGCATCAAATTTTTCTATCATAAGTTTTTGTAAATTATTAATTTGATGCTTAATATCTTCCAAATTATTCATTATATATTAATAAATATATAATAATTAATTAAATCTATCTAATAACAAAATAAATCCACCTGTAATTGATAAATTTTTTAAGAAATTTACTAGTTCTTTTTTATTATTTGGATAATGATATAACATAGTAACTACTACATTAAATACAATGAAAAGTAAGACTACATTATATAAATATTCTTTATATTTATCGGTATATATTGAATATATAATAAATAATGAACCAAATAATTCGAGAATTATTACACCGATAATTGCTAAAACACATAAATTCATTGGAAAGTTAACTATAGGTAATAATTTATTATGTAATGATATTGCAGTTCCATCAATATCCATTATTTTTCCATATGAAGAATATATATATAGTGATAATAAACAAATAGATCCTAAAAATAGATTATTATTCATATATATTACTAATTTATTTTTTAAGCAGAGAAATATAATGCCCCCATACCATTTGCCAATCTTAATATATTGTAGGTTAATCCGTATATAGTCAACTTGGCTTTATTTGTACCATTTACTGTATATTGACTTGCATAGTTCCAAAAATCATTAGTAGTTTCCAATATCATGGATTTATATCTTAATGCAGAAAAATTACAAGAACCTGATGGTTGATAATTTTCAGGGGAAAAAGAAAATGTATATTGATATATTCCATCTGCAGGAATACATGTATGAGATTTGTAAGGGATTACATAATTCAAATAATCACCATCTAATTGTTTTTGTCTTGTATATGATTCAAATAGCAATTGAAAATTATCTAATGGCCCTGCTGGATAAAAATTTTCATATATTAATTTTGCAGTATCATCTCCTTCATATGTTCCATTAAATGTAAATTGTTGATTATTTATTGCAGTAATTGTATATGTATTATTATAATATTTTGAATTAGTAAGTTTAATTTTTTTTCCTATATATGTTGAATCAATCGACAATTGACTTACATATTGATTATCTAAAATAAAAATTGGTAATAATACATTATTCACTGTTTGACTTGAAATCTTTCCAGTAACTATAATATTTGTATTATAGTTATAATCATCAAAACTAAGTGATTGATAACTTTGAATTACAAAATACAATGATTTAACTGAATTAAAAAAATCAAAATTAATTGTTTGAACTTGACTAATTAAATCTACATTGTATTCTTGTACATAATCAACTAAATATTCATGTGCATATGTTGCAAATTTTACGCGTTCATCTTCATCTAAATATATAAATTCAGTTAATAATCTAGCATCTATTATTTTAACATAATCATCTATATTTACATTATCTATAGTTAATTGAGGATCAACTTGAGCAATATTAAATAAATTATTTAATTGAATTGTAATTTTAACTTCATGATATCTAAAAAATATAATTGGTAATGAACACTCTAAATATCTGTTGTAAAAAAATTGTAATGGTATTAATAATTGATACTGTGGTTTTGCTGTTCCATTATATGTAGTTAATATATCTATATTACCAATCATTTTATCATAAGTAGTTCTAATTAATGAGTCTTTACTAATTGTTAATTCTTCCCATATATTTAACCAATCTGTAAATTGTCTATCTATTTTTTGTCCTCCAATTTCTAAATCAATTTGTTGTATTAATCTATGACCTAATTGATCTTTCCATGCAAAATAATAATTATTTTGCGTACCAAATTCTTTCGTTAAATTATATAATAATTTATCATAATTGTTTGTTAAACTTATAAAATTATTGTATGTAGCTAAATCTAAATATCCAGTTGTTGAACTAAATGCATCATATGGATTAGTAAATTGACTAAATTCATACACAAAATCAAAATGTGTTCCAAAAAAACTATAATATATAGATGTCCCTTGAATATCAGTATATGCCTTTGCTTGTAATATTGTATTTAATATTGTAATGATATCTGTAATATTAAAATTTATATTTTCTTGCTCTGCTAATACATTTCTATATACAGGATATATTAAATTCAAAAATGATAAAAATGCGGTATAATTTAATTGTGCAGTGGATCTATCTAATCCTGAAAAAGGTGTTTTTCTAGGTATATTTACTTCAGACAATGTAATGGCAAAGTGTTGTTTGTATATCAAATCTCCACTCCTCGGCAAAATACATGATATACTTTCACCAAATTCTAGTGCCCCTGTCATTGGTAAATAAATTGTATCACTAGCAAAATTGGTATGACGTTTATATAAAACATCAAAAAAGGATATCTGTGGAAATTCCGTTAAAAAATTTACATTACCTTTTACCTCTAATTTAACATCTCCTATTGGCATATTTATTCTAATTAATTTATAATTTATAATTTTATATTTATACGTTAATTTAATTAAATCTATTTGAATTATTAAATAATATATATTTCTAGTATATGCCTAAAGAATACGAATATCGATTCAATGATTATAATAAAAAAAATATAATAACTAAATTAAAAGAATTAAAGGCAAAATATTATGGTACGTTTAAATTTAGAGTCATGGTTTTTTCAGATTCTATAAATTCTGAAAAATATATTCGCATTCGTGATGAAGGTCATCGAGTAACAATGACTGTAAAGAATAATTTAACTGATAAATTTCCAGTAGAAAATGAAGTGATTATAAGTGATTATGATGAAGGGATAAAAATTTTCTTACAATTAGGATGTAAAAAGAAATACTCTTATGAAAAATATAGAGAAATATGGAATTATAAAAATTCAGAAATTATTTTTGATATGAATCCTGGTATTCCTGAATTAATGGAAGTTGAATCTAGTACAAAGAAAGAATTGGATATTCTTTGTAAGAAATTAGAGTTAAATATATCAAATTATCAAGGATTTGCAAATAGCATAATGTACTTAGATTTATTTGGTATAGTAGTACCTAAATCATTAGATTTAACATTCAAAAGTGCATTAAAAGAATTAAAACCAACAAAAAATAAAGAAGAGTTTGTTAAATTAGTTAAAATGCAAATAAAAGAATGTAAAAAACTATAATTCTTTTTTAATCATAGACATCTTAATTCTTTTAATTTCAAAAAATCCACGTTTAAGAAATATCATAGAATAATAGTCATTTCCATTATTAAATTCATAATGTCTAGGAAAAAATAATAGATTGTTATTATGTATTATAATATTATCATTACTTGAATCTATTTCAGTAATGTTTCCTCTAATATAATATTCATTCTTTGTTCTAGAATCTGTATAATTTAATGTTACCTCATCTCCAACTTTAAACTCATTATTAAATGTTATTGAATCATAATAGTCATTATCATTATTTATTTTAAATCTTTCCACAAATGATGCATTTGCAATTTCTCGAGATACCTTAGACATATACTGTATAGTTAATCCAAGTTCTGGGATAAAATGAGTTTTGATATTTTTTTTATCATATAGATATTCATCAAATCGTGGTCTAGATATTAGATCACTAATCAGAATATTATTAGGAAGAGAATCGTAATATTTATCTGCTGCTGAACTCATTTTAATTATACTATTAACTTGATTAAATTAATAGTATAATAATTCAATTTTACTAATAAATCAATCCTCTTCTCCACCAAAATCAAATACACCTGAATCATCAGTTCCTGTAACAAGTTTACCAGTAATTACTTTATTCGGTTGACCTTCTTTCTTATAAGTAAGTAAGTTATGCTCAATAGAACTTACATCTGATTTATCATCAGTTTTTAGTGGTTCAGTAAAATATACATTAATATCATTATCATCATATTCTACAAAATAACCTTCCTCTTCTATTTGGTCTTCTAATTTTTTACGATATTTTCTTCTAATTTCATCTGCAATTAAGTCATGTGCTTCAGATATAATAGATTCATCTCTTTTCAATGAATAAGTTATATAAATATTATTATCTTTATCCATTTCATATTCACAATAATTTTCTGCATCAAATATCTTGTCTATGATAGCTAAATAGACACGTTCAATTAATGTACTAGTTTTATGATTAATATAATTTTTTGTTCGTTCATTTATCTTCAGGGACATCTTAGTATTTATTATATATAGTCTTAACTATATATAATAAAGTTTTCATTTTTTGTTAATTTATATACTTGGGATAAATTCCCAATTCAAATGGTCACATATCTGTTTCCATGTGGCATCAACTTCCTGTAATTTTTCTCTATTTTTCAATAAGGGAAAATAAATTAAAAAATCATCTAATTCCAGTAATTCAAAAAATTTGTGCATCAGATAATTATAATTTAAGCAACTTTTACGATTTTTTGGTTTATATACTTCAAATGGTTCTTGTATTTCTTCAAACATCATATCTATTTTATGTTCTGCTTCACGTGATATAGTAATTGGTAATTTACATGTTAAGAAACAAATAATATGTGTAATATGTTCATAATATTTATTATGACCTAATTTTTTGAGAATATCTCTCATGATTTTATGATTTATGCTGTCATTATCCAAACGTAATTTTTTAATTTCTAATTTAATTTCCTCATATATTTCCTTGGGAATATCGATTGTTTCTTTTGCTTGAAATTGGTTTATTCTTTCATTCAAATGATTTTTTCTTTTATAGGCAGTATAGTTTTTACTGGCTTGTACAGGTTCTTTATAATTAGGTTTATCAGTATCTAATAAAATATCATTAGAACGACCACATGATGTACATACTATTAAACCATCATGTTGATGTACAGTCATTTCTGTTTTACATTCTGGACATTCTAGAATTGTCTTGTGAGATAATTTATTAGTTGTTTGATTAGTAATTTTCAAATAATCATTCAATAAAGTGGCTTTGTTAGATGTTAATGGATCAGTATCGTAATAGTCTACAAGAATATCCATTGTATTATAAAAATAATCTAGCTCTTCATGATTTGAAGAAATTTCTTTAATATTGTTTGTAAGCATTTCTATTTTTTCTTCAAATAATTTCTTTTTACTAGAATTATCTAAACTAGGTAGTTCTCCATTAATTCTTTCAATGTCTTTTTTATATTTTTGTATTTTTGATTCCCATTTAGTAACACTTGAATGATTAGATTGAAAATTATCCATCATTTTTTGATGACATATATCAACTGTATCTTGAATATTTGCTTGTTTCTTTCTATTTTTATTATTTACAAAAGAAGAATACTTGGTTGTTTTTTCTTTAAATGTTGACATGTTATATTAGAGAAAAAATATTTAAGTAATAAATTTAAATTATATACGTTAAATATATATTAGAATATGCCAAATACACCATCTATAAATACACCATCTATAAATACTACATCAAATATCGTTAATAATGCAATCAATAATTCTAATTTAACACCACTAGAAAAACAGAGAGCATCTATGAGTTTAACAACAATATTTATAGTATGGTTATTACAAAAATCACCATTTGTTGCAGGATATGGTGCAATATCATATTCAATTGGATCATGGACGAATATTGAATTAGCTAATATTATTACAAATAATACCGGAAGAATGATATTATTAATATTTATTTTTATATGTGGTATTATAACTGTAATGGAAGCATATTTTTTAGATGCATTAACAGATATGATGATTCATACAGTATATAATAATCATTATTTATAGAACATGGTAAGAAATTATAATAAGTGAATAATATTCATTTTAAATAAAATATGAGTTTTATTTAAAATATTTTCCACTATCCAAAAAAACATTTAGTTAATTAATTAATTTTAATTAATTTGGGGTTGATTCTTGAAAAATTTTTTTCTGAAACATAGTTATATACTAAAAAATGGGTGGTGGCTTAGTTCAACTCGTAGCTTATGGCGCTTTGTAGATCTTGGGCGTCAACAGTAGGCAGCTGCTAAGGTTCTTAATATACCTTAGTAGATAAACCTGTGTAAATATTAAGAAAAATTAACGAATGGTTTACGTAACCTTAAAAAGTTAATTTTTTATATAACCTGCTAGTCTTATAATTTTAGATGCTTATGCATTCAAATTAATAAGGCAAGAATGTCAAATTGCTAGAACCCCCTAAAGCTTTCAATACGAAATTAGGATAGTAATATACCTAATGGCCAAGAGTAAAAACTTGGATTTATTTTAATAGATTTATCTATTAAGATTAACGTAAAAATTTGAAAGATTATACAAATCTTTGTATAAATGGGCAATTAGCAGCCAAGTGGCTAATTTTATTTTTAATAAAACGCCATGCAGTTCATCGACTAGACGGCATTCGGGTATTCAAATTTATATGAATATCATAAGAAATAGTCAGACCATATGGGAAACCATATGGGTCGTCGCAAGACGTATACCTAACAGGTAATCCGCAGATAACATTTTTTAAGGTCAACTTCTGTTTTTAACGGCCTTAGTTATTATTTAAAAGTAATAGCTAGTATTATTAATTCAATATAATTTACACGAATTAATGATGCAACACTTTCAAATTGACGGGAACTGCGTAAAGACGTATAAAATATTGATTAAAAAATTGCTTAAACTAAAAATATTATATAGTATAAGATTAATATGAATATAATATATAAAATTTGCACTGGATGTAATGAAAATAAAGATATAAATCTTTTTTCAAATGATATACATAAAAAAGATGGAAAAAGACCAGAATGCAAATCATGTAAAGCAATTAGAGATAAAAAATATAGAGAATCTAACATTAATAAAATAAAAGAAAAGAGCGTTGAATATTATGAAAATAATAAAGAGACAATAAAAGAAAAAGTAAAATTATGGTATAATGAAAATAAAGAACAATCAAAAGAATCAAAAGCTAAATATTATCAAAATAATAGAGAAAAAATGGATTTAGCAAAAAAAAAATGGCATGATAAAAATAAAGATAAAATGAAACTATGGGTTAATACCTATATGAAAAATAGATATCATGACAATTTTGATTATAAAATAAAAACCATAATGAATAAAAGAATACGAGACTATATACGATTAAAAACTAAACCTACCTTAGAATTTCTTGGATGTTCAATTAATGAATTCAAGAAATGGATAGAATACCAATTTAATGAATATATGAATTGGGATAATATGGGTAGTTATTGGAGTTTTGATCATGTAAAACCTTGTAGTTCTTTTGACTTTTCAGATGAAATTCAAATTCTTAATTGTTATAATTGGACAAATTTACGTCCATTAAAAACAACTGAGAATAGCTCAAAAGGTTCAAAAATAGATACTAATATAATTGAACAACACAAACAATTGTTAGAAACATATATTAATCAATATGGTGAACCAAGTTAGAGAAGAAATTTTCTAATGGCCTAGAATAGGAAACTAGGGTATGGTAAAAGACACCCGTATGAAATTTAATTTATAAGAATAATCATATATTTGAATTAAATGAAATCGCAAATCCGCAGCCAAGTCCTAAAGATCGTTATAGTAAGATCTATGGATGCAGTTCAGAGACTAAATGTGAGTGGGCTCGAGAAATTCTAACTAAATTTCAATGACAGCTTAAGATATAGTCCACCCCCTTGGGAAACCTTGGGGATCGTTATCTAGTATTAGATAACACGTGCGTTTACAGAAGACACACAAACTTTGCTTCCGAATCCATCGAGCAAACATTTACCGGCACCCCTTCCTTCGGCGGTCGCCCCACTATCCAATTAACCCGTAATGCAGATGTAGTAACCAAAATGTACCTCCGTGCCACCCTCGGTGCCGGTGAATCTGCAGCCAAATGGGGCTGGGTATCCAATGTAGGCCACGCCCTCATTGACAACTACTACCTTGAAATTGGCGGCACCCAAATTGACAAACAATACGGTGACTGGCTCAATATCTGGTATGAACTCACCCACAAAGTAGGCCAAGAACGCGGCTATGCCCGCATGGTAGGTAACGTAGCTGCCAACACTGACCTTGCCACCAGCCACGACTCCTACGTACTCAACGTACCCCTCCAATTCTTCAACTGCAGACACGATGGCCTCGGCATCCCCCTCATTGCCCTCCAATACCACGAAGTCCGCATCACCTTCGAATTCACCCAACTTCAATACTTAACCGTCAACAGCTACGGCACTGGCACTGCCCTCACCTGGGTAACTAAACCCACTCTTGATGCCTCTCTCTGGGTAGACTACATCTACCTTGACCAAGAAGAACGCAAACGTTTCGCCCAAGCCACCCACGAATACCTCATTGAACAAGTACAATTCCCTTCCACTGAATCCATCAACTCCGTCAACACCCGTACTCGCCTCTCCTTCAACCACCCTTGCAAATTCCTTGCTTGGGTAGTTCGCTTAGGTCGCTACACCTCTGGCAACCGTTTCATGGCTTACCACGCTACTGATGCCTCTGCCATGCTCTTACAAGCCACCAAACGTTTCGTTCTTGGATGGGCCAGACTTACTTCCAGTGCCATGACATTATCTGGTGACTTTGTAGAAGGTAATGCCAGCTTATCTACTGAATATGCCGCCTACTACACCGCTGCCAAAGCCATCGTAGTAGACACCAGCTTATTTTCTGAAGATAACGTAACCATCACCGGCGACTTACTTCCTTTAGAAGTAGCCTCCCTCAACGCCGACTTATTTGAAACCAACGCCGTTGCCACCCGTAACACCAACAGTGGAAATGAAGGTGCTGCCACCAATGACATTGTAGTATACCAATACGACAACTACGGTCTCCAACTCGACAGATCCGAAAACCCTGTACAAACTGGCTTACTCCAACTCAACGGCCACGACAGATTTGATCAACGTGATGGTGACTACTTCAACTACGTACAACCCTACCAATGCTTCTCTAACACCCCCAACGATGGTGTAAACGTATACTCCTTTGCCCTCACCCCCGAAGAACACCAACCCTCCGGCACTTGCAACTTCTCCCGTATCGATAACGCCACCCTTGCGTTAACCCTCGGCCGTGCAGGTGAATCTTCCACCTCCTTCAAAAACGTATACTTAAACACCGACTCTGACCTCAACATCTATGCCTTTAACTACAATGTACTTCGTGTCATGAGTGGAATGGCCGGCCTTGCCTATTCAAATTAAGCTGTTTGATAAAAATAAAATTGAAATTTTTATTCAGACATATAAAGACATATTATGTAATAAATATATTATATAAAATGTCTCTCAATAAGAAAATAGATGAAAAAATAGGAGAATATGAAATTGTAATTAAGAAAATAATTACAAAAAAAGCAATAAATCATAAATGTGTTGAATACAATAATAAAAAATACATTGTAGGATATACTGTATATAAAGGTACTGATAAATTATTTGTATTTGATGATGATAAAAAAGAACAAGTAATATATAAAAATTGGCATTATGATTCTAATGGTGGATATATTGGTCATACGTATTATGAAGATAAAGAAAAAAAACTACAACGTGATTTAGGTCTACATAACCTAGTCATGAATCGACTATCATTCAACGGTAAAGGTCAACACCACACAGTAGATCATATTGATCGAATAGGTCGTGATAATAGATGTGAAAATTTACGAATATTAACCCAAACGCATCAAAATATAAATCAAGCAAAAAGAGAACGTACAATTGAATTACCGGAGGGGTGTGATATAGACCCACAAACAATTCCTAAGAATATTTACTATCGGAAAGCAAGCGGAGCACATGGAGAACGTTTTTCAATTGACATCAAATTAGGAGATGGAAATAGAATAAGAGTAGAAACAACAAAGTCAAAAAGTATTGATCTTAAAACAAAACTAAAATTTGCCATATTGAAATTAGAAGAAATTAAAAAGACATATCCAGAATTACAAGAAATTAAAGATATTGATGATATTGATAAAAGAAATGAATTAACAAAGTCATTTAATGAGATCTTAAAAATATCAGGATATCCAGCTAGAATTATTAATGAAAATTTAGTTGATTGTGAAAAATTAGATGAAACAGAATTTAATGAAGATGAAAAAAAGACGGCAAAAAAATTACTTGAAGTTGGTACCCGTGGATTAAAATGTAAACTCCCTCAAGATTGTGGTATAACACATAAAATGATACCAAAATATTGTTATTATGTTCCTGAATCAGATACACGTGGTGATAAATTTGTAATTGATCGTCATCCTAAATTAGTAGAAAATGGAGATAGACAATGGTCAACAACTGCAAGAAAAACAATATCGACGAAAGATAAGTATACTGCATTGATCGAAAAATTAACAGATATGGGTGATGTGTTTGAAGATAATAGCGAATATAAATTTGAAGTGTTTAATGTGAAAGGTGAATCAGTTGGTAAATTTAAGTTAAAAGATGATATGATTAAATTTATGATTGATAAAATGAATATTAAATCACTTAAAAGTACGGTTCAAGATCAAATTAATAATGCATTAAAAAAAGGGGGGTTTGCATATACACATAAATATAAGTTAATTGATCATAATGAAGAATTAGATGAAAATATTGATATTATAAACAATGATTCTGAAGAAAATATTAATCTTATAAATACAGATGAAACAGAAGAATATGAGATTGAATATGAACCTGATCTCGTTGATTATAATAGTGACAATGAAATAGAAGAGAATCAAAATGTTCTATCAAATAATTAATTTATTAACGACAGAACGTTGTAGTTAGATGCAAAGTTGAAAAAATATTTAAGAAAATGATGATATATAATTATAATAAAAATGACAATTTATTATAAATATAATATAAATAAAATAGAATGTAATGAATTAATTAAAGTTTATAATGATAAAAATTATAATAATATTATTGAATTATATATTTCTGATAATAAGTTAAATAAAATACCAAATAAAATACTAAAATTAGATTTAATTAAATTTGATTGTTCATTCAATTATATTAATAGCATTCCAATTGACATTAAGAATATGGAAAACTTGGAAATATTAAAAATAAATAATAATAGAATAAATAAATTTCCAACATTTTTAGAAGTATTAAATAAATTAAAAGAATTAGATATTTCATATAATAGAATAGAGATAATTGATAATGATATACAATTTAAAAATTTAATATCTATTGATATATCCCATAATATATTATGTAAAGTTCCCAAATTTATATTTCATATTATATCATTAGAGAAGTTAAATATCAGCTCTATAAACTTAACTGAAATACCATATGAAATATATAATTTAACAAATTTAAAAATATTAGATATATCTGATAATATTATTACTGAATTGAGTTCAGATATTAAAAAATTAATAAATTTACGTGAATTAAATATAGGGTATAATCAAATTATAAATATACCAGAAGAAATTGGTTCATTAATAAATTTGACAAGTTTAGATATGAGTAAAGTATCTTTACATGAAATTCCATCATATATCAATAACTTAATAAATTTAGAATATTTATTTTTAGAAAATAATTCAATTAGTGTTATAAAACATGTATATAATTTAGAGAATCTTAAAGTTCTTGAATTAGGATTTAATAAACTTACAAAAATATCACCATTTATCGGTAAATTAAATAAATTAACACATTTATATTTACATAATAATATGATAAAAATCTTGCCATATGAAATACTAAAATTAACTACTTTAAAAATATTCTATATTGATGAAGATCTATATGATACACTAAATGATGAATATAAAAGTTTTATTAATTTAAGAATTTAATTTTGTCTTTAACACCAATGTTCTAAGGGTTTAATTACACTGTAATACAAGTAATAATTGATATGGAAAATTTAGATAAACTAACTAATTTAAATACAACAACATATTATTACATATATTCAATGTCAAATATATGTAATGGAAAAGGTAATTGTTTAGTACAAACAAACTACGATCTAAATAAATATGAAAAAAATGATTTAATATGTAATCATAATTGTCAACCTAAAAAATGCCCAAATTATATTCTATGCAATACAAAAGCACCTAAATCAGTATTTGATTGTAGTCATGGAATGTGTATAAATTGTGATATAACATTTGGAACATGGAAAGGTGGTAAAGGTATCCCAGAAATTAAAGAAAATACAGAATGTCCTATTTGTCTTGAAACTAAAATATGTATATCACAACCAAAGTGTGATCATTTTACATGTATAGATTGTTTTAAACGATGTCATTATGGTGATGATACTTATGATAAAGAAAATGAACCTAAATTTCCCTATGATACTGATATAGAAAATGAATATTATGATGATACAGAAAATATTAAGTGGAAAGATGATATTCTAATTATAAAATATAATAAAGACTGGAATGAATGGGATGATAAAAAACAAGAATATTTTCAAAGTCAAGAATATTTGCAAAATTGTCCGTTATGTAGATGTTAATTTAAATTTAATTCTGTCTCAATATTATCATTGCTTTCCTCACATTCTTTTTTATATTTATCTATAATGTTTATTATATTATCTCTATTAGATTTTCTAATTTTTTTATAAATACAATCAATAATTTTATGATCAGTTATATTATTTTTAACATACCCATATGCTAATATATATGGATAATCATAGATCATTTCGTATTTATTCTTAATTTTTTTATCAAATTCTTTTAATATTAAATCAAGAGTAATATTTTCATTATATTTATAATTATTATATACTGTTTTAATATATTTAATTCTATTCAAATGTTTTATACATTTATCAAATTTTCTTTTTTCATAGAAATCAACAATTGCATACAAAGTAGTTTTGACTAATAAATCTAATGGTAATAAATAATAATTTATTTTATCTGTTTTTTCATATATATACAATGAATGTTTATTAAAATTATTTATTGTAAAATTGTCACTAATTTTTCCATTTAACCAAAAACTTAATTCTAATACATGATCTTTAAATATTGAACAATTTATACTAATATATATTCTATTATCATTTATTTCAGATTTATATGTAAAAATTTTATTAGTATAATCATTATATTTATAATCTTTTAATGTATTTTTACATATTGATATGACTGTATTTATAAATTTATCAGATAAGTTAGAATTTTCTATTATATCTTTATCTATTAATGAAAAAGTTATATCATAATCTAATGAATTTATATTATAATCATTAATATTTACATTTAAATTATGTTTATTAAATATTTTATTATACTGAATATATCCACTTCCACCTAAACATATTGTTAATGGATATTTAATAGTATATCTTTCATTATATAATAATGATAAATATTTACATTTAAATAATTTATCTGATATTGATTTAGTATCATGAATATTAGATATAATTTTATTTACATATTTATAAAAATCGTCATTAAAATTTTTGATATTTATACTCATATAATTATTTTTTATTTTTTTCTTTATGATTTTTTAATAATAACCATTGACATATATAATGATAATCTTCATCGTCTAATTTATTTACTAAACTTTCTAATATTTCTATTGTTGTTACGATTGATTTTAAATCTCCAATTGTTATTACTTTTTTATCATTATATTCTATACTTGAATTTAAATAATATTTATTCATTTCTTCATCTTCTTTTTTTAATTCATCTTTAGTTGGTTTTACAAATTTCATATATATTATAAAATTTTATTTTTATAATATATATTATTTTTTATTATTTTCTAACCATCTATAAATACATGTATAATCATCTTCAGATAGTTCATTAATTAATGAATCTAATATTTCAATTGTTTTAATATTTTTATTATTATATTCAATTTCAGATGATAATGATAATCTATTAACAAACTTCTCTCTTTCTTTGATTTGTTCTTTTGTTAAAAAATTTTTAGCAAATTTAATTTTAAATTGTTCCATTATATTATTAATATATATTTTTATTATATATTATTACTTAATTAATATAAAAACATCCCTTTATCAAAATAAAAATCTCATTTAAATAAATGACCGACCCTACCCAAGAACTCGACCAACTCCACAAAGACTTCCTTCATTTCGGAACTCTTCACTCTTATTATAAACAAATCCCAATCTACGGAAGACAGTATTATTTCTATAAAACAAAAGGTTTGCAACCTCGATCAAATATTATATCTTATGATGATAATAATAAATTATACATTAGAGCATATAATTATATGGATCCTATTCCTGATTTAAAACGTGATGAATACGGTTATGAACTTGAAATGCAAGATAAAGATACATATCATTGGCATTTTTTATCTGAATATCAAGTTGAAACATCTATTGAAAAAATAAAAGAAAAACTATATCCGGTAACATTTGGTCCATTTTTAGGTGGTATAGCGAACGCGTATACGTTCCCATTGGGAACTATCACAAATGGTAATTATGGTGAATATATAGCAAGTCATCAAGTATTAGTTAGACGTAATCCAAACATTCATGAATGGATCAAAGAATTTTATCCTGAATATATTAATTCAGATTATCTAGATCAGGATTCTGAAATTACGATGGATATTTATCGTAGAGAAAATGATAAATATTGGGAAGAAATAAAAACCAATTATTTAAAATATCTCCTCCAATAATATGCCCAATCCACAATTAACCCCAGAAAATATTTCTGAATACTTAGAAGCCAGAAATACAACAAAATCAGCCTTTCAAATATTTCATATAGATTATACTCAAGAAGAAAAAGATGCTATTCATAATTTTAATGTAAAAAATGCTGGAAATTATAAAGACTATAATTATTACGGGTCAAAACTCAATAAAAAAGATGTTAAAGAATTCTTAGAAAAACTAGGTGATAATAGTAAAAAAGAAATTAATTTAATAACTGAAATTATATTCAAGTTACTATCTAATATTACAAAGGGTTATAAAAAAGATTATTATTGGATATCAATTCGAATAGTAGATTTAAGTCATGATTTTGATATACCTCGTTGGCATATTGACGGAAAATATTTTGGTGAAAAATTAATTCAATCTAAATTTGTTACTGTAGTGAAAGGACCAGGTACATTATTAAAAGATAATAC